CTCATATCAACAGCAATGGTTGCCCCATCGGTTAACGCAACAGGCGTTCCACGCTGCGCTTTCGTAAAGCTCTGAGTAACAGCAAGACCAGCAAGCGTCGTAGTAGAAGCTGGAATAGTGACGGTAACGTCAGCACCAGGATCAGCAACACTCAACGTCAATTCATGCGCGTCAGGCGTTGCACCTTCAAAGATCAGGCTGCCATTAAACGTAGCGTTGCCAACGAACAGTGATGTGCTGTCAAACGTTGCAACACCCGTGACATCTAACGTCCCAGGGACATCAACGTTGCTTGTAAATTCAACGGCGCTACCGCCAGAGTCAGTCTGCAGCAGTTGACGTGCTGTGCCATTTGCAAGTTTGCTAACTGCAATCTCAGCAGATGCACTTACGTCAGCATTGACGATCGTGGCATCAGCAATCATTGCGCTAGTTACCGTTCCAGTGTCACCAGACGTAATAACGTTGCCGCTGACATTTGGGAATGTAATTGTGCGATCAGCCGTGGCGTTAGTAACCGTGATCGTGGTCTCGTACTGATCATCTGCAGAGCCTTCAAACGCCAATACAGCGTTCTGCCCCAACAGCACCGTTCCAGTAAATGTTGGGCTAGCAGCGCCAGGCTTTTCAGAATCAAGCTCCTGCAATGCAGCCTGAACGTCAGTCGCTGCAATGTTTCCTGCAGGTGTTACTGAAATATTGCTTGCAGTCTGACCAGCAATTGCGTTTGATACATCGATAAGGATAAAATCAGCGCCAGAACCAGTAGACAGCAGCATATCTGGTGGAGCTAATGACACTCCAGGTGCAGCACCTGAGCCCGTTCCAGATACAGTTACGACGACGTAATAGTTAAGGTTGGTTGATGCTGGAGCGGGCAATGCGCTTCCATTTGTAAAACCAGCAGCACTACCTGCGCTGGTAACACTGTCCAGCAAGTTTGTATTTGCGTTATACGTTCCAGCTAGGATTAGGTTGCCACTGATGATCGTGATCGGTAGATATGAAGTTCCTGTAAAGATGTAAAGATCTTCGTTCTTCTCGTCGTAGAAGAACTGACCTTTAAAGTCACCATCAGGAAACGTGACAACATTGTCCGTTGCACCCGCGCCGCCAAACTTAGTTACGGAAGCATCAGCCAGTTTTGCTGCAGTGACTGCACCCGTAGCAAGAATTGCACTGCCAATTGTTCCGCTTGTCAGCTTCGCTGCGGAAATATTTGGGATGTCTGTATCCGCTAAAGTAGCGCCAGCACTGATATGGCCTTGAGCGTCAACTGTGACTTTGGTATAAGTTCCAGCCGAAACAGTATTGCTGTGATCAAGGTTTCCGCTGCCGTCAACAGATAAGCCCGTACCAGGAATAACAGCACCTTTTGCGCTAGCTGTTGCAGCAGGCAAGTCACTAGCTGTAAGAGCGCGACCGCCAGTAATTAAGCCTTTTGCGCTATACGTCACCACATGGTGCGTTGAGCTAGCTGATACATCGTTATCAACTTCAATCGTGTTGGAGTCCATGCGGAGTCCTTCACCATTGACAATGACACCACCTTTGGCGCTTGTCGTTGCAACAGGAATATCACTGCCATCAATAACTCTGTAAGCAACCGCACCAGCACCACTGGTTGGGCCTGCTAAAAACTTGTTGGCTGCATCAGTGTCGTTTTGAGTTGCCGCAATCTCAACACTTGAACCTGTGGTCGTGACAACAATGTCAACAAGGCCAACCGTATTACCAGTGACGGTATTAATAGATCCGGCTGCCTTAAGGCTGAGCCACGCGGAACCGTTCCAGCAATACAGATTATTGTCATCTGTATCTAATGCAAGCTGACCCGTAAACGCTCCAGATCCAGGCAGCGTTGTAACTAGGTCAACAGTGGATTCATTTGCAAGCTTTGCGGCTGTAATGCCGTCATCAGCAATCTTGGCTGTAGTTATCGCAGCATCAGCAATGTCTGCTGTGGCAATACCGCCAGCAGCAAACAGAATTTTTGCACCTGGGATTGTGTCGTCACTAATCAGCGTGACGCCATTTGCAACCAGATCGCCAACGGTGAGTTTCTTGGTTTCACTTGCGCTGCTATCAACAACAGCAACCAAGTCAGCAGTAGCCAGGTTAGTCCCGGCTAAAGCGGCCAACTCAGATATTTTAAGGTCGGCCATCGATGGTCAGCTCCCTGCTTAAAGGTCGGTCTCTAGTTGCAGTTTAGCTGCACCGTCTTGATCCAAGCGTATTTCACCAGAGTCCTCTTGCAATAGGTCGTCAGCTGCAAACGTGTTCATCTTCAGCTCTACCGCTCCAGTCGTAATAAAGTCTGCTGTGATTTGCACCGTATTGTCTGGCGCGAACTGCACAGCACACGACGTAATCACTGCATCAAAGTCGTAAAAAACATCGTCGCCGTCTCTTGCTGACACACCACCAGGGTTGTAGCCGCTTGCTTTGATATAGAACTTTGCATGAAACTGACTGCCAACTTTGGTGCGCAAGGAAAGCTCAACCAAGTAGTTAGGCAGCTCGTTTGCCGTATCGCCTGTGTATTCCCAGAAACATGACATCCGGCCAGAGCCAGACATTAACGTACTAATACGACTTCTAAACTCATCAGACAGCGTTGTTATATCAACAGTTTCGCGCTCAGTATTTAACTCAAAACTATTAACCTGTGCCAGCAAACGAGCAATACTGTTCTCAACAGTGACAGCAATTGGAATTTCGTTGCCAGGAACTGCAAGAGCTACTGCGTTTGTCGCTCCACCGTTTACGGCATGAGCAAAACTGTTGTAAAGCCTGACCCCATCAAGGTCATCAACGTGAATAAATTTTTTTATGCTTGAATCTGTATAGCTGTCAATAAAATCAAGCGCACTATTGTCAGTGCTTTTGATCTCAACTTGATCGCCAGTAATTAACTGCCCGTGGTCAAAGTCAAAGCTAAAACGTTTTGCCGTGGCGTTTACGTCACCAGTGTCAATCGTGCCGGTAATGTTGTTTCCATCGAACTGGCGTTGCAGTTCAACTTTTCCAAACGTACCAAGGTAAACACTCATGAGATCGTGGCGGCTAACAGTTCTCCCGTTCCAATAAACGAGATCTCAGCACGCACTAGATCAGCAGTAGCCGCACCCATCGTGGCACTTGAAACGTAAGCCTTGATTTTGATGTCGTTAATGTCCGCTCCATCCACCCAACGGAAAGTCAGATCAACGGTGTCGCTACTGGTAACACCAGCCGAACCAGTCTTGACCAGTGCGCTCAACAGGCTTGTTGTGTTGATTGAGCCGCTGTCTTCTTTGTAATAGAGCAGGCTGCAGCTACCCGTATAGCCAACAACTCCTGGCACGTAGCTGCGAATATTTTCGCTAAGCGTTGTGGTTTCCAACGTCTCAAGGTTTGCTTGCACCGAGAAACTCGACACTTTGGCAATGGTCGTACCAGCGACTTGTAAGACGCCATCCCTGCCGGTATAGACCTTTGCCATCAGATCACGCCAATGAGATTCACTGTAACAGTGCTAACCCCAGGCCGCACCTGCGTTAATTGTGGTGCGCTTTCGTACCTGTACTTTGCTGGCGTCCCTGATGCAGAAGACTCAGTGCCTGCCGGAGTGTTGATTTGACCTCCCATTCCAGAATGGACCGTACAGAAGTAATACAAAGTTGGAGCGTCTTTGGCGACTTTGATTCGTGTGTACGCTCCAGCACTGCCAGGAGTTCCAAAGGTTGTTACGCCTGTTGTGTAAAGAGCACCGCCGCCATGAGTGCCATTGCTTGTCGTACTAAGACGCAACGGATGACCAGAGTTTGACGAGTCCGCTTGGTTAAACAAATAAACAGTGCCTTCAGTAAGCGTCAGCGCTTCGTTGTCTGTTGAAGACCCATTGATTCGATACTTGTTAGCCCCACCAGAAGCCACAACTGTCACGACAAGCGTCACAGTCGGAACCGTTGTGGGTTCTGAACGCAAGGCATCAGTATTTGCGCCCCAGCCTCCTAACGATCCAACAGGCAAATCAAAAGTGCTGAAGGTGCCTTTTGTTTCGTCAAAATGATCAAGGAACAGCTCTGCTGACGCATCGCCAACGTTGGTATAAGACAGTTGCAGCTTTACGTTGGTACGTTCACTGCCATACAAAATTCTGGTCTCCTTGCCGCTTTGAGACGTAAACGTTTTGACCGGATAGTTTCCAGGGTCAAAAGCACGGCTAGTCGGAACGAGTGAAGGAAAAGCCATTTAAGTAGTTTTCACCTTGTAGTCACCAGCCTCGTCAACAACAGCCAAAGCCAGCTTGCTTATATTAACCGTACCGGCTTCGGTCGTACACGGATGCTCTGAGGCAACAATGTCTACAGTGCCTTCCTGAGAGAAAGTTAATTGTTCTACAACATAAATGTGTTCAGATATTATATATTGCTCGTTAGTTGTAAAAACTGAATTATGGAATTTGCTTTCTGAAGCTTTGCCATCGCTTATTGTCATTTTGCCTTCTTCTACGTCTGTCTCTCCACCGCTTTGGAAATAAAGCACATCATGCTGACCATCTCCTAAAGGTGTCACGCTTACAACGTTGCCTGACCCATCGACCGTTCCATTGTTAGCACTGATGTAAGGGCTAACCTCAGTAATAACCTTGATAAACGAACCAGCCTTAAGGTCTAATCCAAACACCGTTGTAGAAAATTTAATTGTATGTGTAACCAGTTTTCGCAATGCTAAAAAGTAACGAGCTACCTTGGCTGCATGTTCTTCTGAAGTACAAAACTGCGTAAGGTCAAACGTCTCTTGCGGAAGATTTTGCATATCGTCTGGCTTACCATTTTTCTCAAAAACAATAACTGCTTTTTCTTCTGGGAACTTATTAGGTGTTTCTTTTCTATAACGCGCAATTGCAACGAATGGCCTGCGATCTTCAAAACGAAGATACTCAACGCTAAAACTATCTTCAAGTATGTTGCCAGCCGTAAACAGNTGACTNACCTTTATGCTGCCCGTATTTATATTGCCTGAATCNAAAAACGGTATGGCAGGCAGCAATCCAAATTTGCCATCAGTTATAACAAAATTACACAANAAGTAAGGCGCAATATCCGTAACAAATTGTCTTAAGTTTGTCCTTTCTGTTACAACCCCGTTGAAGAACATTTTTTGTTTTGACAAAAACTTAGCTGTTGACTTAAAACTTTCTAGATCTACTAACGGTGCATTGTCAGATCTCATATTCATCAGTCCTCCCGCACCAGCCATTTGGTCTGTCATGAGGTGGAACACAAGATCTTGAAATAAATGACTCGGGCCAAATTCTTTTTTAAAAGTTCCGCTACTTGGGTCGTTCTCGTATGGGTTGTCCTCATTGTTCAAGTAGTCAGGATGAAGACGCTTAACTTTTAATCCACTAGCCAGCCAGCAACGAAGCTGATCTAACTGCGAAAAAGCCCTAGTAGCTTTTAAAGACAAGCCTGCGGTGGTAAGCCTTGAATACTGAGGTTCATCGACGTTAGGCAAAATTTCATTTACATATACGACTTGATGCTCAGGCTCTGTATCGTTTGACTTTTGAATTAGTTGCCTATAAAAACTTAAGTCTGCATAGCCATTATTAAATTCAAAGTTTTCTCCTTCATACGAAGTTGACGTTGCAGCCGCCTCCAAGCTTTTAACTTTATACCTAGCAGCTACCACAACACCTTTTGTGCCAAATGGATTTTGTGCAGTCACGGTTGTTAAGTCATCCACAAAGTCATTCACCTGCCAACCTTCGACTGTATTGTTTGAATTTTTAACAACTTGAGTAACACTGTAGCCAAATTTTTCTCCAGTAGGATGGCTAGCAAGTCGCACCACTTTTGCGTTTAAAGTAAATTCTATTTGTTTGTTTTGCTTGGTTTTGCTAATAACTTTTGACTCAATATTGTTAAGGCCAGACTCTACGGCGCGGCCAAGCGTTTCAAACAAATATGCTTGTTCTTCATCCCCGCCTTGAACTAATGCAACTTCGGTAACTTTAAACTTGATCCCCGAACCACGCAAAACACCATCGCTAATATCAGGGTTATTGTGTTTGAACGGATTTCTGTCCCCATAGTCCACGTTTGTAGGTCTGAGGTTGCCATTGCTATCGACAGTATTTGTTTTGTTTAAGCCCCTGCGTACCTCAAACTCATGGTTTAACGGAAAGCCTGGGGAACTATTTATAACTGTGCAGGAGACAAGATCCCAAGCTTTGTTTTGCCCATTGAATTTTCTAGCGTACTGATCTGGGTTTGCAATAACTCTTTTAACCCATTGCCATCGCAGCTTAATAAATTCTGTATTGTTATTGTAGTATTCAGTTGTCTCTGTCGTTTTTGTGTTGGGTCCGTCAATATCAGGATCGCCAGCAAGTGCAAAACTAAATGCACCGTTTTTGCCGACTCCAGTAGCCGGTGTAGAAACGAAACTTAGTTTTTCAATGCTTTGGGCTTTAAATCTATCTGTATTTTGATTTTGTGGTAAATATTTTTCAATCTCTATATTGCTTGGCTTACTTTTTTCGCCAGTCGTAACGACTATCCTTGCGCCTCTTCCTAATTCAGCGTTATCGCTAAACATAGATTTTTTGACTTCGTTGCCAGAACATTTAACTTTTAAAAGCCCTATTCCGGGGACGTTAGTCTCTCCACCGTATGGGTTGCTTTCTTCAGTGGATGATCTTAAATGAACAAATACTTGCTCTGCGCCTATATCCCTAATTTCCCCGCCAGGCACAGGAATTATCTTAAACTCAAGCTGGTCAAAATTATCTTTGTTTGGAGCAATTACTTGAATGCTATTGTACTGAGCGACTGGCTTGCTCCCAATAACAACAAAATATTCGTTTAAAAATACAAAGTCGTCTTTTGTGTTTGCTTTCCTTGTGGCGACCCGAAAGGCAGAGGCCCTTGATATAAAAACATTAATTGTTCCAGTGGTTACTGTAGTCTTGTCTTTCCCAAATTCTTTAATTTCATCTGGTACTGGCAACCCATTGATAGCTGTCAATCCATTTAAACGCTGAAAAACTGTACTTTTAATGCCAAACTCTGTAATAACGGCTGATCGATTGTTCCTGATAGAAGTAACTGACATTCGTGTTAAAGGATAATACTGCGGGCCAACGCCTCGTTTGTCATCGATATACAAGGAAGGCTCAACTACCCGGCGCTTGCTTACAATCCCAACTTTCTTCGAGGCAGATGTTGTGGTGTCAATACACTCCAAAGTAATAAGTTGAGAGCCACTTCCAAGACGGAATATTTTATTATTACTCCTTCCTATAACTTTCCAAAGCGTCCCAGCAATAGCAAACACTTCTCCTTTTTGCATCTGCTCATCCGCTGCTACTTGAGAGTCAAAAACAACACTATTTATATCGGTTACGCTTACAGCAGCTGAAGAAATTTTATATACTTCTTCATCAATTTGACTGTCACTGATTAAAAATACAGCAGTATCTCCTTTGTCAACAAGGACTTCACGCGTATAGTCATCGCCATTTGTTGTGATTACCGTGTTACCTTTTCTGACACGAATTAGACCCATTCTTGGGCTGTATTGGCGACCAGTGCCAGATTGATTTTGCTTTAAAATAGTTTTTGTAACGAACTCGTTGTCGTCATAGGCAGTTTTTGCCTTTCCGACAAGTTGTGCATCAAATTCACGAGCTTTGTTTTCGTCGCCAACAATCCTTACACGCTGCATTACCTTCGCTCTTTGGCTCTTCTTTGTTTCAGAAGCGTCACTCCCATCTTGGCTTACATTTTTTCCGATAGGAATAATCTCGTAATTTACTTTTATCCCATTGCCATTTGCGATTGGTGAGTACGCTCCAAACTCAGCCGAGTTAACAGGCGAGTACGCATGGCAAAAAGGTTTAGATTCCAGTGACTCATTTGTTGGAGCAAGAAACACGTCTTCTGTTTCTACGTCACCGGTAACAAGTCCTAGGCCCGGATTGCCACTATCTGGCTTGCCATGAGTGCCATATTTTCTGTCTGTTCCTTTAATCCTTGGCCCTGCTGGCGTTGTAGTGGCTGCTTTCCAATAAAAAGCAAATGCGTCTTTATGAATTGGATCAAGTGCATTGTTGCCAAGCATGATCCCTTCAAGTTCTGGTGGCTTAATCCCATCAGCAGTTCCATTGTCAACGCCTTGTTCACCCACAACAAACATCAATAAAGCGGATTGCTGCGTTCCATAACTAAACATCCGTGACCAAACAAGCTTGGGTGTGACAAAAATGCCGCCAACTTCGCCTCGTCCTTGCCCTTGATACAAACCAAAAATAATTGGGATTGGTGAGGCGTAATCAGCCAGCTCATTTAATGTCTCAAACCCACGAGATGGAGTAAATCTGCTTTGCCCGGTAATGCTGCCAGTATCAAAAGCAGAGCCTCTCGAGGCCGAAGGCATCTTCGGCTTTGGCGTCAGCAGGTATGCAACGCCGGTAAGAACTAAATTAATTGCAATGCTAATTAATACAGCCTCTGTGCCTGTTGCCTGAACATCAGGAATATGCTCATACTCTGCAGGTCTTAATCGACCGCGCTGCCTAACTTCAGCCGCAAATAGTTGATACTCTTTTTCTGTAATTCCAATTGTCTTGATTAATTCTCTTTCGTACGGAAGCAGTGGTACGTCGTAAACAGACGGGCCGAAGACCATTGCACCTTTTCCATTCCCCTGTTGACGTACAAGATTCCCGTCTGCCATGTGACTGCGAATGCCCAGGATTGCTGCGGTAACAGCAGAATATCGCCATCATACTCAGGCTTCTTGACCCTGAAACCCCAGTTCAACAAATCACGCGATACTTCCCACTTGCTTGCTTCGTACCAGGACTGCTTAAACGGTGGCCCTTTGACTCCAACTCGCCCCCAGACCTCATAACACAAATGGATGCAGTCAATGTGACCATCGCTGCCGTCAGCGCCTAGCCGGTACGGCATCCCAATAAGATCAGCGCAACCGGACATTATTGCTAATTGGCAAGTTACCAACGTTTGATTTGGTCAAAGCGCGTCGTGGCACATCCGCCCCAACAGCATCTAATACAGTGCTTAGCTCAAGATTTATTGACACGTTGTCCCACTGACCTCCAGTTACTTGGCCGATATAAGTGTGAACCACTTTATTTGCCGTTGCCAAACCTGTATCAGGGTCAGGGTCTTCTATGATCAACACGTCAACTTCCATAAGCCAGCTTTCATTAAGAGCCTTAACAGCCCAATTTCTAGCTAATCTGCCGCTACCGTCTTTTTCACCGCTTTTGTTTGGGAAAACGATAGTGGCTTCTAAGCCATCACCTGTACGGTTAACGGTTACGCCGGAAAAGCCAAAAGGAACAAACAGATAGCCAGATTCCTTGTGAGTAATCTGTTTTCCAATAAAGAAATTTTGAAAACGATAAGTTTTTTCTTCTTTATCTTTTATTTGTAGTGCATGGCCAAAGGCAAAACTTGTCATAGACCTAACCTCTTGCGGGTGCTACCGCTCATTTGTAATCGTTTTAGCGTGTTCTGTTCACCGCGTTGTGCGCCTTGCGATGCTGCACGTTGCATTCCAGACTGGAACTGATCAGCGGTTACATAATCAACGCTATTGATACGTTCCACGGTGTAGCGAACATCGATTGGTGCGGCAACTGCAGTGCCGCCATCTTCGCTTGCAGAACCGCCACGATTATCAGGAATAACCCCACCACCGCGTGAACCGCGTGAATAACGCGACATGCTTTCACGCATTTTGGATGCTGGGATGACGTACTCAGGCTCGCCACCTTCACCAATTAATGCGTTAGTTGGCTTGTTTACAACGCCGCCTTCTGCTAATCCACCAAACTCCATGCCTCCCGGCAAAGGTGTTGATGTATCAAAGCCAACACCACCGCCACCACCAGGCCCACCGAGTGCCTTCAAGATGGTTTGATACAAGATCATTGCTAGCTGCTGAGCAATAATCTTTTGCGCCATTGCTAAAAAATCAGACGCAATAGATTTCAACATGTCTGCTAATGCTTCTTGCCCAGTTTTGGCACCAGTGACAACAGCACCAAAAGCATTTGAAAATGCAGTACCTATAGACGTAGCTCCGGCGGCAACTTGATTTTCAAGTTTTATTAGCTCTTCAAATTGCTGTTGCATCTGGAACAACGGATCGGCTTCTTGCGCTTTTCGAGCTGCCTCTGCTGCTTTTGCTGCATCATTTGCAGCTTTAGTTCGAGCAATCTCGCCTTCCTTTGCATCGTGTAGCTTATGAATCAACTCTTCAAGTTTTTTAATCTCTTCGTCTTTTAAATCAGGAAACTTTGCATTAAGATCAGCGATTTCAAAATCACGTTGCAAGATACGATCCTTTGCGTCATCAAGCTCGTTCGTTAATTCGATTTGACGCTGAAATTCTGTTGACAACGATTGGGCAGCTTCCATTTGCCTTTTTAGTTGCGCTTCTGCCTGCCCTGCATTATCAGCACCGCCATTATTTTTCCCAAATGATTTTAATAACGTGCTTGGGTCAAAGGAACTGTCTCCTGCCCCAGGGACAGCATCCATGGTTTTGAGACGATCTTGCATAAATTGCAAAAGCGTCTCCTGGAAACCAGTACCACGCAGTTTTGAAAATTCTCTGGCACGCTCCTCCAAATCTGCTAAACCAGCTTCGCCAAAAAGCTCCTTTGCTCCTCCTCTTACATCACCACCTGTAAGCCCTGCAACAATGTTTGTTGGTATTAAACCTGCCTCTACATCTCGTCGAGCCGCAGCAGCAGCAGGCTTTGTTGCTTGGGTAATTAAGCTATTAATTTGATTAAGCGTGTCAGCCGCGACCCCCCCAATAAAACGTATTGGCCCTTCTAAATTAATAATTAACTCAGCCAAACCACTAAAAGACTCAGCCAGCAAAGGAACAACATCCTGTGTAAGTGCTACTTGAACTTCTTCAGTTGCATTTTGAAAATCTTTAATAGCTTGTGCTGGACCGCCCAAAGCATCTTTAAGCTGAGCAGCGCCTTCTGTTTCAATTCTTTTGAGAGCTTTTAAGACTATATCACTTGTAATTTTTCCTTCTGCTGCGAATTTACGCAAAGAGCCCTGTGCAACGCCAGTCTCTTTGCTAATTGCCGTCAAAATGCCAGGAACTTGCTCGGAGATACTGTTAAATTCATCACCACGCAATGCACCAGAGCCAAGAGCCTGCGCTAACTGAGTGAAAGCGTTTGACGCCTCTACAGACGTTGCTCCACTTAAACGAGCAACAGTATTAAAACCGTTATAAATGCTAGTTATGTCTTTTAATGAAACACCGACTGGTCGCAATCTTGCAAAGATATTTGCAAAGGCTGCGTTGGCCTCTGTCTGGCTTATCCCAAATTTCTTGGCCGCTTTGGCCGCTGCTTCTTGAGCTTGCTCTACTTCCCCATATCCTTTGGCTAAAAACTCTAAACGCCTGATGGATTCAGCCCTTGCAATGCCAGCCTGCCCGGCCTTAAAAGCCGCAAACCCAACTGCAGCACCTGCAATAACATTTTTTACGTCAGTCATTGCACTAACTGCTTTTTTGGCGTCTCTGCCAACAGATGCAAAGCTGCTTTTGCTCTTACGCTGCAGTTTGTTAAAAGCTTGCTCAAGCTTTTTGCTTTGCTGCTCAACCTTTCGCAGCGGATTAATAGCCTTAGCGGCTTCGACGATCAGTTCTACGTTCGCTCTTGCCACGACTGATCCAGCATTAGCCCTATCCTACCGCCGTCTTGTTTTTGCGCGATCCATTGCCTGCTGTTCCCGTTCACCCTTCAACTCGTAGTACGCAGCAAAATGCACAAGCTCCGCATCGGTTAGTTCCGTACGAAGCCTGCTAAGCGTCATTCCCAATTCGCAGCACAAGAAAAACTCAAAATTGAGCCAGTTGTCCTGCTTCAGTCGTTTTTTGCTTCTTCA